ATGAAATGAAGTGGTCATAGGGCTTCCTGGGTATACAATATTGCGCTGAGTATTACTATGGGCGTGCAAGTCTCCTGCAAAAACAACAGGGAAATCCTCAAATCTGTCTAAGTCCACCTCTGGCTTGACGTGTGGAGGTATCTCACCACGAACATGAGTAAACAAAGGCTTGCTTTGGTCAAACAGTTCAATAGAGTTTTTACGATGAAGGTCTGCGTAGGGAAGTACCCCAAACCCAAAATCAGTATCTACATACGAAATATCTACTATTTGTACTAGAGGATTGATATCCCTCGATACTTGCTTTAATTGTGTAAAAAATGTTTTGTTTTTCTTTGTTGCTTCATGATTACCGTCATAGATAAGAGTCGGAATCTGTACTTTCCGAATAAACGAAAAGTACAGCTCCAACTCTTCCATGTTCGGCAGACGGTCAAAAAGATCACCACCAATAATGTGCATATTGCACTGCTTTTCGAGAGAGTGTATCTGCTCGAAGAATAAGCGGTAGCGGTTTAATGCCCACTCTCGTGGAACATTCTTTTGACCTAGCTTTATATGCCAGTCTGCCGTGAATAAAATCATCCGATGTTGAACTCATCTTCCAGACTCTCATCCATATCTTCAGATGAGACTTCTCGAATTTCGTCAAGGAGTGTCTTTTGTGCGTCGGGAGTAGGACGGGGCATAACATCATCCATAGACTTCAGTTCTGCAATAGCGGCCATTTCGCTCTCACTAAGTGCTCGCTGCTTGCACTTTAGTACTTGTAGTTGGTACTCTACATTGTAAGGTAATGGACCAGTTTTGACACGCTTGAATCTAACGTCCCAACCTGTTTCTGGGTCAGTAGGGTCTCCAAGGTCTTCTGCTGCAGTAAGAATTGCTTCAAACAACTTCTTCTTGAGATTGACGATTTTTACTTCGCCGTTGTCAAGACACTGCATAGCGTAGCTCCAGCCACACTTTAGATCGGGGTAGTACTCACGAATCCAGTCTTTTTCTTTATTGTTGAATCGCTCTTCGTTGCGGTCAAATGAAAGACACTCGAAAGGAATGTTCTTACCATTTTTACCCTCTAGCCAGTAAACGTATCGTGCGAGTACGTCTCCAACAAGGCGTAGTTCGTTGTCGCCGTCTCGGTAAGAGTAAGAAGTGATAGATGATTTTTTTGCGCCGCCTGCGGCTTTGTTAAATGATAGTGCCATTAGTGTATTGTCTCCTGGTTGGCTTCTTCATATAAAAAATGTACTTTATCATTCTTTATAGAAAGTAGGCTATTAGTTGTGATAAGCTCTAGATCAAATTCGATAAGTCGAACGTCTAGAGAAGATTCCCCAGTTGTTGCATAGTCCGCTAACGGACGCATGGAAGCTAAAGCAAGATACTGGGCTATCTCGCGATAACTATGTCTGTACGCATTGTACAGAAGCAAATCAGGATGTATCAAAAATGATTTACCTGAAAAGTCTTTAAAACTATATTTATAAATCTCAGAGTGCCGACTATCCGGAATTGAGTTCTGTGTCATCATTTTAAGAATGAGGTACATAGAACGTGGGTTTCCGTCTGCAGCATCAAAGATCTTTTCCCAATCGTAGAATAACATATTATACTCTCATCCGAAGCAAAAGTCAAGAACTAAATTTCTATGCTCAGAGCTGTTTAATTGAATAACCTTGTTTCATGTAATAGCCCATTCTGTTGGATGCTTGTCTCTGGGCCGTTTTTCCTTTTAAATGAATGTCAATAATTACTGGGTCTCTTTTGTTCTCATGCTTGCGTACAACCCTGCCGATGAGCTGGGTAAGTAAAGGTTCATTATTAATAGGGGTTGCAAGAATAAGGCAGCTAAGAGTATTAACCGAGATGCCCTCACTAAAAATTGCTTGAGTTCCATATAAAACATTTTTATCTCCGTGTAGTATTTCATTTATGAGCGTCTCTCTTTGCTCATGCGGTACCTCGCCTGTAACACATATAGATTTCTCACCAGTCAGTTCGGCGCAGCTTTTTAAGAAATGAACTCGATCTGACACTACGAGCACTTTATGACCTCGCGCTGCATATGCGGACGCTAGCATAGCTACAGAGTGACGATATTCGTCGTTGTTTGCTATTGTATTGACTCGCTTTGCCCAAGGTATATTTGCGCCATCAGGAAACCGTACTTCAGACCTGTATATGTGTATACTAGGAGTCATAAAGTTTTCTTTTGGCGGTTTAAATATCTTCGGACTAAAGTAATCACGAAATACTACGTGTTTTCCATCTTTGCGCTCAATTGTACCAGAAAGCCCGATCTTGTATCGAGCATGGCTGGTGTCAATAATCTTAGCAAAGGTGGGCGATGAAACGTGGTGCATTTCATCTAATATTATAGTTCCGAATTCCTTTCGGATTTTCTCGATATTCCTATACAAAGTTTGAGTATTCCCAATAACAATAGGGCTATCAAGCTCAAACCTACCACTCCCAATAATACCGGGACTAAATCCATAAACTTTCTCCACTTCTTTGGCCCATTGATTTCTCAAGGGTACTGTGTGTGTTACAACAAGTGTTTTTTGTCCGAGTTTTCCTGCAATTGCAAGTCCTGTAAATGTTTTACCCCAACTGACCCAGGCGTTGATAATAGAGTTATCATCCAACTGGTCGTAAACCTCTTGTTGGCTGGCTCGTAGCTCAAAGCCAAACTCAGGAAAATCAAGAGGAATACACAGCCGTTTTTCAACAATTTCATAGTCATTTGGTATAAGGTCCGTTCGTCCGATTGGTATAGATACCAGATTTTCGCGCACCCGCTGCAGATTTTTAATAACCTGTGGAGGATCGTTAGGGTTTTGCGTTGCTATAGTATATGTAAGCTCGTCCGAAAGTACCTTTCGGTACTCCGGAGTACACTCCATAAAGATGCGATTACTAAGAACTGCTTTCATACCTTTCTTCTTGTATCAAGCGGCCTTTCCTCCGCGTAGTTATATAATATCCAGGGTAGATCCCCGTAGTGTAAAAGCCCTGCATATACCACATCCTCTGAAGGAGGTCTTGGTATAACGAAACGTTGTTTTACATCTGCTAGAACAAGCAAAGAGCAGTCCTCTTTTCTAATAACTTGTTTTATTTTATAATACTTTAGCTTACAAAACTTACTTTTTTCATAGATAAAAGGCATTCCGTTGCTATCTATAAAATGTGAGTCTGTGCTTTTAAGTACACCTCTTAGCGTATCAATTTGAGACCTTAACTCATATAAGTTCTTATGAGGGGTTTGCAGTCGACGAATACCTAGTGTATCCCCCGGCATATTTTTATCATCAACTATGTTGCCCTCTATAAATAATAATCCGTCTTGTCTTTCCCAGTTTCCAGAACCAAGTTGGTAAACCGGAAACCTAACCTTTAGAATATTGCTATAAGATATCACCATAAAGTTTTTCAAATTTCCCCATTGAGTAATCTTCACCTATCTCAAAGTCGCATCCAATAGGAGCACCAGGAATATAAATACCTCGGTCCTGTTGAATTAGTCTTTGTAGGTTCTCTGAGTAAAACTCTACTTCGTCTTCCGGAACTTCAGCGAGAATAGAGTCGTGTACTAAAGCAAAAATTCTAGCCTCCATACTATTTTTCTGTATGAAGCTTTGCATATCTATTGCTCCAAGTAAGTTAACATCACTAGCAGCGGACTGAACCAAAAAATTAAGACCAGAGCGAATGCTATGTGACTTGATACCTTTATCGGTACTTTCAACATTTTTTAACCTCCTCTTGCGACCAAAGAAACTGTAGACAAATCCGTTTTGGGCAATAAATTCCTGTCTGTCTTCAATCCAAGACTTTAGTCCGTGAAAGGCGTCAAAATAATCTTTAATAACTTCCGACGCTTCTTTAGGGCTGAAATACTTTCCACTATCTTTAGTAACCTGCTCACTAATCTTTGCGGGCCCTGCTCCATACATAATACCAAAAGTTACTGCTTTTGCCGCTTGTCTTCGGTCAGAGTATAGCTCGGCTACTTCCTCTACCTCGCAAGGCAACTGAAACACTTTGTGAGCAATTGTACTGTGAAAGTTTCCGCCTGACTTGAATACATCCATCAAGGCCAGATCCTTTGCTAGAACTGCCGCAACATATACTTCTGCAGTGGTTAAGTCCATTGCAACGATTTTATTACCCTCTGCCGCTTTAATACAGCCTTTTACAGTGGGATTGTCCCGAGGCAGTTGTTGCATGTTGAGTTTACCACTAGAGCTAAGACGGCCAGAAGTAGTACTATGCAAGTTAAAGCCCGTCCTAAGTCGAGAATCTCGATCCAGTTGAGGTATGATCTTGTCCAAATAAGTATTTTTGATTTTAGATTTTTGTCGTATATCCAAGATGAGCTGAGGTACAGAGTTTTGAAGTGCGAGTTCCTTGAGCACTTCCGCATCAGTAGAGTCCGCACCCGTACCTGTCTTCTTTCCAGTTGGTTGTAGGCCAAGGTGATCAAAAAGTAACTTACGCAATTGAACAGTAGAATTAGGATTAAAAGGTTTTGCATTGATTTCTTCAAACCTCCTTATTTTGTCATTTTCGTATAGTTTGGCAATAGCTTCATCAATGTCTGTCTGCATTGCGTCTTGTGCAAGATATAACCTTTTCTTGTCGAAAGGCACTCCATTATCTTGTATATCTGTCAGGAAGCGAGTTCCAGGGATAAGAATATTATCATAGACAGACTTGAGCTTTTTGTTTTGCTTGATTTTGATAAATTTTTCGTATAGAATAAAAGTACACAAAGCATCCATAGCCGCATAGGTCTTCATTACATCGAAGGGAATAGCGCCCCACTGAAAGTCTGCTTTTAATACGCCATGCTCCTTCCGGTAGTTATCAATCCAGTCGTACATTGGCTTTTCATAGTCTCCATAAGGGGTAAACTTTAGAGACAAAGCTTTTAGACCGTGCCCTCCGGGATTCTCGTCTATGAGGTAATGGAGCAACATTGTGTCTTCAAAACTAGGAAACTTAAACCCAAAGTGATACTCGAAAAACGCCATATCGAACTTTGCGTTGTGGAATACTACTGTCTTGAGATCAAAAAGCATCTGTAGTAGCCTCTCAGTTTCGCTACTAAAACAATCAGTATCAATATAAGCCCCACACTTATTATTGTAAGAGAGACTGATACCCAACATATACCCATCACGAGGGTAGAGCCCAGTCGTCTCAGAATCGAGTGCAATGTATTCACATTCTTCTGCGATGGCAGCCCGAATAAAATCATTTGCTTTCTCCGTGTCTTGAATACCAAAAGCGATACTCTCGTCTACAACGACATCCTCAAAGTCTCCGGAAATATAATTCTTAATACTTTCTTTCGAGTCGTCCCACGCTCTTTGAGCTTCTGGCTTAAAGGCAAGCATTGCAGGATTAATAACAGGTAAGAACTTGCCTTCTATCTTCTTACCTGAATATTCTGTAACAGAGTTAACTTTTGTGTAGTACTTTAAGGCATCAGAGCCTACTAGAATAACCCAGTCATAATCATCTGGGTTCATGTCAATATCGCAGTCTCGCTTCAGTACCTTTTTAAGATCAGGGTTGGAGCACAACTGATACTGGTCAAATTCAAAAGCTCCTTCAAACTCTCGCTTAAAATTGGTTCTACTTGGTTTTGTTTCTACTAATGCAACTTTAGGCATATAGCTTTCTCCTTAGGTTATCTACCTGAGATTGGTTGAGTGCCCCTGCATCGAGATACTTATCTCCAAATGCAATATTACGGGTATTGAGACCAAATTTCTCGCACTGTTCTTTGATTTTTGCGGCCCCGTTCTGGCCCGCCTCGTCATTGTCTAAAAATATATCTATACTAGTAACTCCTTGTACAGACAGCATTTCTATCTTTTCATCTGTAAAATTCTTTACGCCAAAGCAGCATACTGCATTGGTTAAGCCCTTGTCGTGTAGATTAAGTACATCAAATATTCCTTCTACAAGAATAACAGAATTCTGTATTGTCGAAACAGTTGGAAACAAAGGCATCTTGGCTCCGACAGGGGCATTATAATATTTTGGTATCTGTGTTGTTTGAGTTCTTGCTTGTATTGCTACTATCTTACCGGTTCTGTCTCGTATAGGAAAGCATATTCTTCCGCTCAACTCTTTCTGTCCACTACTAAAGGCTTCAAACTTTCTATACGTTTCTTGTCGTATATCACGCCATACGCCCATAAAGGTACAAGCATCCCGTGGAAGCTCAATACCAGTACTTTCTTCTCGTACTTGCTGTATTTTCTTTTTAAGTAGCTGTCTCTTAATCTCCATCTTGTTTGCTTTCTGCCCAAAGTGAGTGAACAGATTGCCTTTATACTCGCAAGAGAAGCAGTTAAATATACCAGTTACTTGGTCTACTCTCATGCTGGGGTTTCTATCTGGGTGATCCGGATTTAAGCAACTTACCTCGAAATCTTTGCCACGAGGCAGGTAAGGTATACTCTTAGATTTAAGTAGGTCTTCTACATTCATTAGTAGTTTTCATCCATACCAAAACCTGCGGAGGCTAGGGCGTCCCCGTCCCAGTCTTCCAAGTAATTATCTCCATCATCCTGAAAATAGTCTACCATATCTTCCTCAAGAGCATAACGACACCCATGATAATAATCAATGTGTTCGTCATCTAGCATACTAAAATAAATGGCTATTTTATTTAACATATCTTTAGCAAGGTCAGTATCCCCTTCCGCCATTGCGCCCTCTAGCATATCAAAGTAGGGGCCGACTTTATTTTGTACTCGTGTAGATAGTGTCATCGTCTCATCCTTGCTAAGTCTTTCATCTCTTCTTCGTTTATGACGGGGACTGCGTTACTTTTGTGCATGGTTCCGATACCTTTAACAAGCGTGCCGGTGTAATACATTGGCTGAAGTCTAGCTGCAACTCCAGTTGTATCGGCGGCACTTCTGTACTCGGTAGTTTCTCGTCGATAAGGCTCAGGAGCGTTTGATCGAACTCCCTTTGCAATTTGTCGAGCGCTTTTAGTACTGCTCTGCGCTTTTCTACGTCCATCTGCTGTGTACCTGTTAGATCCATATATCATTCCCATAAATAAAAAATCCCCACTGATTGAAGTAATATTATACAGCAATCAGTGAGGAATGTCAAGCATTATTTTTATCAGAGGTCGTACACATCCTCGTCGGTTTTGTGAGACGAGCCTTCTATTTCCTTAGGAGTTTGGGCTGTATCGGGTCCAATTTTCAAAGTTTCCCAATCCATGCTAGACGAGAAATGTCTCATACTAGCAGACCTCATTTTAACACAATTAAAGGTTATGCACTGGTCTTCCTGGTCCCACGTTTCAAGAGTGTAGGCTGCATCTGCCGCATCTAAAATGCCTTTAGCAAACCTAGCTTCTCCCGTTGCATCTGTCTGATACGGAGAGAACACTGCACACTCATACTCTTGAGCCATGGATTTTAACGCTTTACTGACTTCAATCTGCTCCGTCCAGTCGTATTGGCCTCCTCGAGAGGGTACACTAGAGCGCTTTACTTGATTGATATAATCTACAATAATTACACTGGCTTCAAGCCTAGAGACTTTTTTATCAAGCTCCGCCCGTATCTTAGCGATAGTCAGGCTGGGGTCATAAACTACATCAAGCTGCTGAGTCGGGAGAAGCTCATGCTGCGTTGTAAGTTTATGGTGGAACTCGTTATAGTCTCGTGCAGTACTCTTTTTATACTCAAGCAGACGCTCTTGGCCGTGCTGGAATCGAGAGGCTTGCCACCCTGCAACCTTTTCCCACTCCATGTTGGTAAGGTTGCCAGAACGGATTCTCGAAAAAGGAACGCCCGTAGCGATAGAGCAACATCGTTGCAATATTGACCTACTATCCATCTCAATAGTGAAATAAATAGCTGAACGACCAGATTGAAAGACATTATTTGCAACATTTGCACAAGCGATAGACTTACCAGAGCCTCTCTTTCCGCCAACAAGAATAAGATCCCGAGGGCTGAAAGTAATGTCTTGGTCGTAGTCGAGATTTAGTCCCAAGCCTATATGCTTGGCTCGATCTTCTTCGGGTTCCATCAAGTTTATGCGCTGCATACTTTCTTGAGGAGCCTCTAAGTCTACCTTTGTCTCTATGTCCAGAACAAGCTGATGAAGCTCATCAACTGACTCTTCTGCATTTGCAAACAATACCGTGTTGTCGATATACTTATCAAGAGAGTTCAAAATCTCTTTTTGAGTATACTCATTCTTTAAATACTCAAGAAGCGTAGCTGGATCTACGTCTACTTCAACATCTTCTAAGGCAAAAACTTTGCTCTTAGTAGCGGGGTGTCGTATACTTAACTTGAGATCGTCAAATGAAGGGAACTGATGATGCGTCTCGCAATGATTATCTATTGCCTCATACAGCAGATGGTATTCTGCCGGAAGATACTCTTTACGCAGATAGCTCCACGTCTCAAAGTCCTCCACAACAATACACTGCTTAATTAAAGCACTAGATATATTCAACAGTTCCCCCGAACATTAAAAAGGCTGGCCCCAAGCGGAGTCAGCCGCCTACAACATAGAAAGTTACTATGCCTTTGCAGACCTAGCTGCACCGTCGTAGTCCGAGGCCGCTAAGCCACGGCGAGTCAACATAGTCTTGACTCCACGAGCGGTTTTGCCGATATTCTCAGCAATAGCTTCTACAGTCATAGAAGCAACATCTACGCCAGCAAGAGGGTCAGCGTTAGCTGGACCTTTTGTTGTCTCTTGGCGAGGAATAGCATTGATTTCACCGGAGCGAAGCAAGCTAAGAGCCTTACCACGAATGCTGTTGACAGAACGTCCGAGGGACTCTGCAATAGCTTCAACAAAAGCACCATCATTCACCATAGAGACGAATGAAGCCTCCTCTTCAGGTGTGTAGGTACGTACAGCCTCAGCCTTAGGGGCAGGGGCTACGTGCCCAGTCAGCTCCATAGACAAAATCTTGCCCTGGATTGACTTGGGTGAAAACTCTCCGCCTTCAAAATGCTCAGAAATTTGAGCATATGTGTACTGACCAGAATTGTCAGTAACAAAAGCACGAAGAGTAGCTTCTTGGTCTTCAGAAAAAGACTTGCCTGCGGCAGCAGAAGCAAGCTCTACTTCGTGACCCATCTTTCGCAATTTGCTAGAGATAGAACGAGCAGAGGTTTCAAGCTGAGCTGCTGCTTCTGCAACAGTAGCTTGGGATACGGGGCTTTCGCCTCCGACAAAATTTGTAAGCGCATCAGTACGCTCATCGGTCCACTTAGGAAGTGCCATATTTTAATTCTCCAAAAATGATCTAAGATCAGTTACTATAGTAACGCCAGTGTCTCTGGCTTGTCGTGTTTTAGCAGACTCACTCCCACCTTCATTGATGAGAAAGCCTACTTGTTTAGTTAGGCTAGATTTTACTTCATAGCCTGCCGCGTTCAAAGCGGTTGTAGCATCAGCCTTGCTCTTGAAACTCTTCAAGCGCCCACTAATACACACCATACCCTTACTCACAGCAGGAGGTGGAGTATCTGAGAAGTACCAACTATGTGGCATAGTATCCACGAAGAAGGGTAGCTCATCTTCTATCCAGTCTAGTAAGTTTTGTGTTGCTTTTGGGCCCAATCGGGCACGTTCACAAGCGTCTGCGTCAATATGAGAAATATGATTAATAGTCTCAGACAGCTTCAGTGTTGCCGTTTTTCCGATTAAAGGAATACCAAAGGCGGGTAAAAGAAGCTCGAGGGGAGCGTTAAACGAGTTAACGATTTCCGCCTCGAGCTTAGATGCCACTTTCTCAGAACCCAACGATGCTAAGATACTCTCACCCGAGGCGAGGTAAATTTCGGACGGGCAAGTCCAGCCTAACTTCTGAATAGACGCAGGGCCGAGACCCTTGATCTTCATTGTTTTAGCAAAATGTTCCACAGCCTTAGCATTTTGTGCAGGACACAAATGGTTACGGCAGTACAGAGAATCATTTACCCACTCTAACTCTGCTTCACAAGAAGGACAGTTAGTAGGGAAGGAGATTTCTTGAAACATGGACTACTCCGATTAAGTGAAAGGATATTATACGCAAAGTTGAGCTAAAAGTCAAGAACTATTTTTCTCGATGTCCACTCGTCTCACGATTCGTGGAATGATTTCCCCACTGCGTATAACTTCAACTGAACAACCTATCTCTAGGTTGAGGGAGCGAATGTACTCAATATTGTGTAGAGTTGCACGGCTCACGAGTGCGTCTCCTACTTCGACAGGCTTCAGTATAGCAACAGGACTCACAACTCCTGATTTACCAACTTGCCACACAACATCAAGTAATTCTGTAATCACCCCCTCTTTCTGCTCTTTGAGAGCAAAAGCTCCTCGGGGGTGGTGAGCTGTATATCCCATTCTATAGAACGCTTCGTAGTTATCTACTCTAAACACCTCACCATCCGTAGGATAGCCAGTTGCATCGAAGAGAGTAATAACATTAAAGCCTTCCTGGGCCAAACTATCCATCGCAGTAGAGAGCCTATCAAAATCAACCCCTTGAATATCGTATGCAACAAACTGAAGAGTCTGTGCGCGAGAACGAAATTCTGAAAGGTCTTTAAGATTAAGCGACCCCGCCGCGAAGTTGCGAGCGTTTGCAATCGTATCCGGAGCTACGATCTCACCAGTAATTTGAATCTTGTCTAAAATACTGATTTGTGGCGGTACTAGCTCTTCTAGCTTTAACGTGATATCACGACCAAGATTGCCGTCACCCCGAGTTAAAGCTTGAGCCAGATGGCCGTTGACATATTGCAACGACACTGCCGCCCCATCAAGTTTAGGTGTTCGCACCATAGGAGCTGTTGTAGCTTCTATGTCATTTAAGTCAAAGACTTTTTGTAGAGAGTACATACGATAAAGGTGGGGAATACCGTCAGTAACGGTGTGCCCTACAGTATCATAGTGGTACAATCTTGCTAATGAATCAAACTCAGCATCCGAGATTATCGGAGTGCCTGAGTAGTACATCGCAGAAGCCTTTTCCAAAAAATGTTGCATATAGTTCCCTCACTCAATAAACAATATTATACAGAAAGAAGGATGAAAAGTCAAGAACTATTTTGTGTATAAGTCCTTGATAAGATCAGAAAAGTGTTCTTCAATGATTTCTTTACTTTCTGCAAGCGATAAGATTTCTACCAACCCAACAAAAAGATTTCTTGAGTTGTCAAAGTCAAGAGGCATAGATATCCCCTCACTACTAGGCTTCCACTCTTCGTTAAAGTCCAAGTAATACTTGCGTATTCCTAGATACTCTATACCTCGAAAAGTAGACACCGTGAGGCGTGTTTGTACTTCTTTGACTTCGTCGTAGTGAATTATTTTTTCGTAAAGCTCTGGGGCTTGGTATAACTCCATGTTAAACCTCGTTCTTCAAAATAGAAGCTAGAGGTATCACACTGGTTACACTGGCAGGCTTTAATAGGCGATAAGAGTCTGTATCCCAACAAAACATTAGGATAGTATCTTTAGACTCTTTCGCCCTGTTCTTTTTTCCTTGAATATAAGGCGTAGTAAAATCCAACGTACAAACATTGTATTTTAACTTATTACTGTTTTCGCTTCGATAGGTAATAACAGAATCGCCCTGTTCTCTTACCAAGTCTGCTAGTTCTTCTTTTTTCACAATTACTCCTAGTGAAGTGGGTTGGCAGAATTTTCTTCCGTGCCTCTTCTACTAGAGCGTGAAAAGGGGCTTACGCCCCATAGATTAACTATTTACTGCTGCGATAACGCCTGCAAAGTACATTGCTGCTTTACCTGTCAACTTGCTAACGATTTCTTCGTCAACTTCTTGACCTGCATCAGTAAGTGCTCCGGTAAGAGCTTCGATGGCGGCGGCCTTAGAGACACGAGCACTACCCGTCGCTCCACTCGCCTTTGATGTCCCACCAGAGGCGGGGGACTTTTTTACATAGACACCGGCTTTAGTAAGTACCATACGAACACCATTAGGTGACTGGTCAAACTCGTCTGCGATGTCTTTTACAATTTCCATTGACGTTTCGGGAGTAGGATTTTGAGACTCGTATGCCTCAATAACCTCTGCTTTCTGCTCGTCAGTCCATGCCATTTTACGTTTCCTTCTTTGTTGAGTTGATGTAGCCCCAGGACAGTTCCCAGTAGCCTCTAATTGTTGTTGATAAAATCTATCGCCCACCGTCTACCAGCACTAGGTAGACTGCTAGGGTTGCCGCACAGGCGGCGAATACAAACATTCCTGCTATTAATTCCATTTGATATTCTCCTCATTTCAATATAGTATATTATACCGACAACAGCAACGAAAGTCAAGAAGTATTTTTAGATACGTGATAAATCAACTCCGTATTTTTTAAGGTGTGATAACTTTCCTAGGTCATAGGCAAGGGAGTAGGCAGAAAACCCGCCCTTCTCTACATTTGCCCATTTATCCATATCTTCCCGCACGTCTTCTAGAATGTAGATTCCATAGCACTTAGCTCCGTACTTCTTCTCGTAGTTTACGTCTACGAATCCTGCTTTTTCTGCTTGGTAGTCGATGGAGACTTCGTGGTCGACTCTTGCGGGCTTGTTGTAGACGGCGGACCAGACGATTTCTCCGGAGGAGAATGACTCCGCAAGGCATGAATCAGGGAGAGTAACCGTGCCACTTTCGTGTCCAGTACTTGGGACTCCGACTCTTTCGATGAGGCTTCGGACGAATCCACTACTTCGGTAGAGTCCTCCTGCGATTTCTGCAAT